AAACAAATGATCCAACAGTTTCTTTGCCTTCATCAAAAGCAATTTTTAATCTATCTAATTTGCCTGCAAAAGTTTCAGCTTGTTGTGTAGCTTGCCCACCAAAAGTTGTCGCCAAAGTTTTGGTCACTTCATCAAAACTCATTGATTTTAATTCGGTCGCTGATATGCCAAGACCTAAACGACCAAGCGCGGCTGTATTGCCCTCATAGGCTCTACCCAATGCCGCACTTACAGTTTCAAGGGATTTGCCACTGCCTGCCGCAATGTCCAAAGCCAAAGTCTGCAATTCTTGTGCTTTTTGCACATCTTTTGTGCTTCTTACTAGCCGATCAAAACTTGGGCGTAATTGGTCATCAGTAATACCCACCGCCAAAGCGGTCTTGGTTATGTATTTCTCAACATTTGCTACAACCGTATCGCTTGCCCCAGCGACATTTTTTAAACTTGTTGCAAGAGCTGTCTGTGCCTTTTCATCTTCGATTGCCGCTTTCACTCCATCAATCAAAAGCTTGCTGGCATACGCCGCCGCCGCTACTCCCGCAACAGCAAAAGCCGCGCCTGCCTTCTTGCCAAAATCAGCAACTTTTGATCCAAAACCTTCAACTTCATTTGAACCTTCAGACAATTTTTTGCGTAAATCATCGACATCAGCAAGGATTGAAAGTTTTAATGTACGCGATCCAGCCATTAGTCGAACCTCTTAATGATTTCTGAGAATGATGCTTCCCATTGTTTCACAAGTTCATTTTGATTAGCTCTAAGGGTTGGATAAATGAAATAACCCTGCGGATTCCAAGACGGGAATTGTGCAAATTTCTTTGATCCAAATTCCATACCGCCCCAAAGTTGTTGAGTTGTTGCGCCGCCTGAGAATCGTTGTGACGCATACCCAATCGACAACTCACCAAGTTTTGATGATTTTGACACTTTTGAACCTTCAGCGATGCGCCTAGCTACCTCAGTAGCTTTCGTGCGTCCATACGATGCAGTAATGATTTTGCCACGCAAGAAATCAGCCAATGCATTTGATTTCTTTTTAGCTTCTTCCAATGCCTGATCGTCCATAGCTTTAAACGCTCGCTTGATAGCAGTCAGTTCGCGTTTATCGTAACTGATTGCTTCATTTGCCATTTCGCTTCTCCAATATCTCGATCGCGGTCAATATGTCTTCCGCCGATACCCATTCGGACATCGGTATCGCAGTGGCGATTGCTAATTCAACAATTAGCCGTCCGACTGTGCCACTGCGGTGACTTTTGGGCTTAGCGGATTGGCATCGATGTCTGCGACAGTTTCAATCCAAATTTCAAAAGGCTTCACGGGATTGCCTGCCGCTTCGCGCTTCATGGCGTTATATGCCAAAAAAGCAAGATCAGTCATACCCAATAAATCATCGCCTTTGATGTCGGTGATTCTGCGTCCTGTCTTTGTCTCCCACTTGACCCATTCAGGCGGCAGTACCGTTGTCGATACTGTCTCGCCTGAATTAAAAGTCACTGTCAGTCCTAGCTTCATGCTCCTGATGTCCTATCTTTTAGCTAAATGTCTCGGCGGGTGTGCCTACGACTGTGAATGAAAGTGTGACGGTCTGTGCATCGGGTGAAGTACCGCCAACGGTTGGGAATGCTGGCATTACATTAAACGCAAAAACCGCTCCCGTGATAGCAGTCAAAGAAACTGCCAAAGTCGTATTAGGTGCGCTTTCGGCGGCATTCCATAGAGCTTCACAAAGTGAATCAGCCGCGCCCCAATCGGCGAGCATCTCCATTTCAAAATTCCATTGATCATCGATGTGCTTATATGCTTTTTGATAAAGCGTTTGATAAGTCTCAATGGTTGGATCATTGCTGAGCGTTGCTGATAAAGCTTGCTCATCGTAATTTTTGGTCGCGATCGTCAAGACTAGATCGCGCCCCGTGATGACGGTCGTTGCCATGATTACTCCTATATCTGTGTGTAATAAGTTGAGATATTGATGTCGGCTGTTAGGTACTGAGCCGCACCGATTTGTGTCACCAATGGACGCTCTACAACGCCCACGATGTACCCTGACGGCAATGCCGCCAGAATGCTAATGATTAACTTCTCAATATTGTCAAGAGAAGCTGGATTGCTGTTGTAGGACACAATTGCCGTTGCAACCATATTGACTTTAATTTTGACATTGCCTTTTGACAATAAAGTCGGCTCAAAATACGGCGATCCCGGTACTAAAACAATCGCGGGTGAAATTACTGATTCAGGTACGCTGTTGTAAGTCGATGCAGACAATCCCGCAAATGCTGTTTTTAAAGCATCGCGCACATTAACTTGAATTGAATTGGCAGGCATTATTGTGCCATCGTTTCGACATCAAGATATGGTGCTAATAAAGCTTGGACTCTCGAAAGCAATGATCTGCCGAGACGGAATGGCGTTGGTGTGAAATCTACGCCTTCGAGCTGACCGCCAATCGAGAGTCGGGATTGGAAGATTTCGGTGCTGACCACATAGACGGCTGATTCAACTGCGGGTGTGCTGGCATATAAGGTTGCCGCGTTATAGCCTGAAAGATAGGCAGTGCCCTGTGGGATACTTGGTTGCAATTCAATATCGGCATTTGTGACTGCGGCTGAAAAGACTTGACCATTAAAATCAATTGTGTAACCCGCAGGCAAAAATGGGAATGGATAGCCATATTGCGGGGTGTATTCGCTTATGAAGCGATAATCATTTGTGACTGTTTTTGTGCCGTTAAATGCTGATGGCAATCCTGAGATCACAACGCTTTGACCTGTTGTAAAGCCGTGCGGTCTGACGGTGTAGTAATAAGCGACATTGTCTTTTAATTGAACCCATGCCACCTTCGAGCTGTTTTGTACCAGCATCGGCAGAATTATGTCTTCCGCGCTATCAATTATTTGATTCAAATATGTGTCGTCATAAAGAGCAGAGCTAACGCCGAGCACATTTCGCAACTGTGTTGCAGTGATGATTGCTGGCATTAGCTCTGATCCTTTCGATTCGGCTGGACTGACTCAGGAGCGAATCAGTCCATGACTAGGTGGCGAATTACGCCTTGTTATTCTTGAATGCGCCTGCCGCAATCTTGGTGACGATTGATCCATATCCGTACATCATGATCGAGACTTGACCTGTTGAGATCAAATTCGAGCGAAGCTGGAATGATGGGCTTTCGAACCATTGATAAGCATCACGATTGACAATCAAAATTGTTCCATCGCCATCGCCTGCGTTGTTGTAATCGACATAAAGATCAAGACCCGCGACATTGCCGCGAAGTGATGATGGCGTTACAACGCCACCTGCATTTTGTGGCTGTGAAGCGTTATAGATTGGGCGACCACTATCGTTAAGAGTCATAATGTTTGACCATTGACCACTTGAGACAATCATGCTTTGGGCAAATTGTTGTGTATTGCCATAGACGCTCGCCGCACCGCGTGACACAATTCCTAGAAGCTCTGAAGCTGTCGGATATGTCGCCACTGTTGTGCTATCAAGTGTTGCGCCTGAAATAAGCGCATTATTTACAGCCGCATTTGTCGCTTTTGCATAAGCTCCAGCGAGAGTACGCATCAATTCTTCAAAAAATGCAGGTGATGTGCGATCTAACAATTCGACCGAGAATGTCTGCTGACCAGCATATTTCTTGACTGTTGCAGTTACAAAAGCGGCATTCTGATCGGTTTCGCTTGGTGTGCCAGCTTCGGAAGTATCCGCGACCGTTGGTACAACGGTAATCTTTGGCAATTCGAAGCTCATGCCAGCGTCAGGCAATACACCTGAGCTGATGGCTTCGATGCTTGGTCTAAAAGTATTTGTTAGACCGTTGATGACAGTTGTGAGCTGTCGGGTAGGTACGAGACCCGCATTGTCAGTTGTATCTGCGGCGGCGGCGACATAAAGACGAGCATCTTCATCACCTAGCGCGGCACGGACAGTATTTTCAAGATATTTAATTGGGCTTGGATCAAGGCGTGGCTTTGCATAAAAAGCTGGACGCGATGCCGCCTCAATTTTGAGTGAAGCTTCCACCGTCTCTTCTACGGCGGGAGCGTCTTTGACGGTAGTGTCTTCCACTTTATCTCCTTCGTTCGGGTTTGTTGTTGCATCTGAAGCATTCTCATCTTCAGAATCTTTTGGTGTCTCTTGATTTGCGGCTACATCTGCAACTCTTGCAGATCGCACGGCTGGCTCAGTGACAAGGCTGACCTCAATCAATTCGCTTGCAATGATAATCATTGCCCCGTCTTCGGTTTCATAGTCATCGACTGCGACACCCACAGAGAATCCATCGCGCAGACCAGCCATTGCTTCTTCGAGTGCATCATTGCCTGAAGTTGTATTGGCAATTTTAAATGTCGCATCGATGCCGACCAATTTGTCTTTCTCATAAACCTCGTCCATCGATAAAGTGCGACCAATTGGGCGCGTGATGTCATGCTCAAGATTTAATTTAACAGGTGTTATTGGTACTGATCCAGCTTTAAAAATTGTCCGTCCTGCGCTTGTTAATGCAACCTCATCAAAAGTAACAATGCGACCTGAAATTGTGCGCGCATTCGAATCTGCCGCAGTGATTTTTAGCGGTACTTGTATTTTCATCGGATCATGTCCTCTTCTCTCCTTATTTCTTCAGGTGTAATTGCGCCAATACCTGAAAGAATCTGATAAACCTGCGCGCGCTCAAGGGGATTGCCACGCAAAAATTCTCCAAAATTAAATCGAGCATATTGTCCAGCAGGTAAGAAATCGCTCTGGCTTAATCTTTGTTCAATTACGGTCATCACAGGTTTCAACGAATAATCAATCAGATCGCGTCGCTGATTAATCGCGTTTGAATAAGTATTTGATTGCGGATCAGACGACGCGAACCATGCAGGAATGCCGATCGCGCGGCAGAGTTCCAGCGCGATGTATTGACGGGCTTCATTAAGTTGAATTTCTGACGGATTAAATCCTAATTTCTCAAGCACGACATCAGCATTGAGAAATGCAGTTG